ATGGAGGAAATTCTCTTCCCGCGCTAGATCGTATCTTCAACCTCGATTTCTCTCAAAGAGAAATCTGGTTCGTAAGATCCGACTAGCCGCGCTCTTGAATTACTCCAAGCGGCTTTTTCCAAATCTCCCGAGAACACTCGTGGATGCCAAGTTGGCCACCTTTAAGGAATTCATTACTTCTCCGGATACCGATCCTCTTCATGAGCGTAATGCTCTTGAGGAATCGATCCTTCGAGAAGTTTCTGAGTTTCCCAGGTTCGTTGCCGACTATATGTCTCCATTCGTGCCCACTGGTTCATCCTGTCTTGAGTCCACTCGTGCAAACGGGGGGATTCAAGGATGGACCCGGGGACTACTTTCGCCACTCTTTGACCAGTTCCCGTGGTTAGAGAAGATTCACAAAATAGAGGGACTGACAGAAGATGTTCTGTTTAGTTCCATGTCTCCAATCTGGAATGAGATCATCGATCTCTTGTTCAGAGAGGCTATCTCGACTTTTCCCCTGGAGGGCCCTTGGCCCCTTATGGAGGTTTCCCCTGCTGCAATCGCTGAACCCTTAAAGGTTCGCATTGTTACAAGGTCCTCTTGGATCTTGCAGCTTCTTAAACCGATTCAACAAGCATGGCATTCTACCATGAAGAAGAATCCAATTTATGAGCTGATAGGGGGGAAATCTGTTGAGACTGCTCTTTCTGATCTCAGACTGGAGAAGGGTCAGAGATTTATCTCTGGAGATTATGAGGCTGCTACTGATAGGATCCATCTTCACTACACCCGCTTTGCGGCTAAGTGTATGATGGATCACACAGATATCAGACTCCCCTCCACAGAGTTTTTCTCTGACCACATGGGGATCATCGCTTGGATTAACCGTATGGTTATCCACAGTTTTGATTCCATCTATATTGGTGAACCCGACAACGTAGTCCTTCGTGGACAGATGATGGGACATATTCTCTCATTCCCCCTCCTCTGCTTGATTAATCGTTCCGCCTCCGTCCTGTCTGTCCCTAGGGATAGATGGATGAGGATTAACGGCGACGATGTTCTCTTTCCGGCTAGCCGGTCAGAGTATCAGGCATGGGAGCTTCACACCAAGAATATTGGTTTGAAGAAATCCATTGGTAAGAACTATTACTCTCGCGATCTAGCCATGATTAACTCTGAGGTCTACACCTGGTCAAAGGAGAAAAACCGTTTGGTTCGACTCATCTTTCCCAATGTAGGTCTCCTGGGATACCTCGGCGACTTCGTAGATAAATACGGTCGCCAGGTGACCCCTTGGGAGCAGCTTTCCGGAATCATTGTAGATTTCTGGAAGGGCGTTCCCGAGAATCAGCAAGGCTTTGCCCTGAGGCTCTTGCGAGAGAGGTACCCTATTTTATCGGGGTTTCCCGGTTCCGTTTTCGGACCCACGAACCTCGGTTGTTTAGGTTTACCTGTTCCGGCGGGTCACAAATATACCCGATACCAGAGGATTTGGATGGAAGCACACCGCACGGGGGTCTACTCATTCCGGGAGGGAATCAAAACGGACTATGCCCGAATTGAGACCCTTTACCAGAAGGAGATTCCCACTCAAGATAAATTCTTGAGATGGGGCGTACCCGACTTCGTGATGGTGCCAGAGAACATTCTGCCCGACCCATACTCTCGATCTGGTGGACTATCCAGGGAACTAATGCAGATAAGACGGTGGTTTGAGGGGTTGATAACCCAAAAACATCACCGGGTCTTTGGTCGAAGACGATTTAATCGTTTTCTCCAAAAGAACCATATTGGACCCCCTTCGGGATCTGCACTTGAATCAGTTCTCCAGAATGGTTGGCACGAGGATCGTTCACAATGGTTCCATATTCGACAGGGAACCAATGTGTCCAAGGAGGTGGTAGTCCGCTTGTCATTTTAATCACACCGGGGCCTAGCCAAGGAGGCTAAGCGAGAGACCAGGAGGTCCCCTGTCGAGGTGCAATGGTCCGGGATATTTCTATCCTGCACTGATTAATTAAAATGACTAAGAAGAATAGGAATCAACAGTCCCGAGGGACTTCGGGGAATAATTCTAGTTCCCGAGTTGTTTCGGTGCCCCGTTCTTTGGGCGCCCGAACCTCTTTTGGGAACAGGAACATGATTACCACCCGCGATGGTTTGAGGGTGAAATTCGCCGACCGTCTCGACGGTCTAAACGTGGATACTTCCGGTTATGTAAAGGGCTTCTTTACTCTGGGTGGTGCGTTTACGTACTACCCATGGCTGAAGAACATTGCCCATAACTATTCCCGGTATCGTCTCCACAGCGTCCGGTTGGGGGTTGCTGGTGGACTGCCCACGGATACCCCTGGCACCGTCACTCTGGCATACTTGCCGGAGTTCACGGATGTCCAGAATTGGTTCGCTGCGGCTGAAACGGCCTCGATCTTCCAGATGACAAAATCCACTACTGCTCCCATCTGGAGCGGCACTGGACTTCATCGTGATAATCCCTTATCAGTGGGCCTTAAGATGTCTGAAATTCATCAGATGTCTTCTTGGCTTTACACTGGTGCTGGGATTCCTGGAGATCAGAATACCCGTTATGCCGGAGCGTTTACCCTTCAGGTATCTCCCGCGGGAGTTACTGGAAGTCGTGGCTCGGTATTTATCGAGTACGACATCGAGTTTGTCCAGCCCACTTCCCCAATCTTCAACCCTGCAATCTCCCATCTAATGGATGGTTCTTCTGATCCTCTCCCCCCTCCTCTTGAGGGGGGGTGGAATAGAATCCCCATTGACTCC